GCAAAACAGCTGGGACTACTTTGGCTCCCGTACCAGACGAAGTTGGCTCAGAGGATTTGTCGCATTCAACGACCAATCACTCAACCAATCACTCTGCACGGAAGGGTCGGAAACGGGCTCGCTCGCGACCGTCGATCTTTCGGCGGCATCGGATCGAGTCACCTGTCACGTCGCAGGGCAGTTCTTCCGGGGTAACCCAGGATTACTGCGAGCACTGCGAGCGTCTCGTACCCGTCGTGTAACACAAAAACTGACGCTTCGTGCGCCAGCTTGTGTGAAGCTGAGAAAATTCTCAACGATGGGTAGCGCCAACACTTTTCCTGTTGAGTCTCTGATATTCCTAAGCATAGCACTTGCAGCCGTAGCTACCAAGCGCGGTTTCAGGCATCTAAGCCCATGGGTTATCCAGAGTCTCGAGAGGGAAGTGGCCGTCTTTGGAGATGACATAGTCATCCCCTCTGACAGTCGGGAGCTGTTCGTACGGGCTCTTGAAGTCTTGTACTTCAAGGTCAATGACCAAAAGTCTTTCTGGACTGGAAAGTTCAGAGAGTCTTGCGGCGTTGATTCCTTCGACGGCACTAACGTGACGCCGGTTTATTGGAAGCAACCGTACGATGGCGGACCAGAGTCTCTATCCAGTGTAGTAGAGTGTCGCAATAACTTTTACAAGAAGTTCTTGCTAAACACTGCTGCCTACCTGGAGTCGACACTACCACGAGGGTTACCTCAGGTAGCTATGGACTCTGGAGTCTTTGGTTTGAAGACCCGATTTAGACCTCTGAATAACGAACTCCCACGTCGTTACTCAGAACGTCTCCATCGCGTCGAGGCGAGGGTTCTGTCGATGATTTCGACACAACGCCGGACCCCAACCAATGACGACACTGCGTTACTTCAGTACTTTACTGAAGAACCAAGCCCAGATAATATCTGGGTGCATGGTGTACCGCAGCGGCCTCAACTTCGGATGAAGAAGAGGTGGGTTCCTCTAGAACTTCTCACAGCTCAATGAGAAGGCTAGAGGGGACGGCGTCATAATAGGGAATCGGGGTACGAGAGTCCTTCCTGCTAAAGCAGGTTGACACCGTACCCCGCTCCTAAAAGACGCGTACGC